CGGTTCGTAAGACTAAGAAGGGCGCCGCCCTCAAGCGCTGGTTCAAAGAGGACTGGAAGGATGTCCGAACCGGTAAAGAGTGCGGTCGCCAAAAGGGCGAGAAGCGCGGGACTCCGTACTGCCGCCCGACCAAACGCGTGTCGTCAAAGACGCCCAAAACGGCATCGGAGATGACGGCTGCTGAGAAGAAGAGCAGGGTGTCGCAGAAGAAGAGTCTCGGCCAGCCAGCAGGCAAACCCCGCCGTGTGAAGCCTCTGAAGAGGAAGAAGTAAATGGCAACGTCCGGTACAACAGCGTTCAACATGGACTTCACGGAGATCGCCGAGGAAGCATGGGAGCGTGCCGGACGGGAAATGCGTTCTGGTTACGACCTGCGTACTGCGCGCCGCTCCATGAACCTCATGACCATCGAATGGCAGAACCGGGGGATCAACCTCTGGACCATTGATGAAGGCACCGTTTCCTTGGTTAGCGGCACGTCGCAGTACACTCTGCCCGCCGACACCGTTGACCTGCTAGAACAAGTTATCCGTACGGGCTCGGGCTCGACGCAGCAAGACCTGACCATCAACCGGATCAGCGTCAGCACCTACGCCTCTATCCCAAACAAGACGACGACCGGACGGCCTATCCAGTTTTGGATTGAGCGGCTTGTGGATGCCCCCAAAATCAACGTCTGGCCCGTGCCGGACAGCAACGACTACACCTTCAAGTATTGGCGCATGCGGCGCATTGAGGACGCTGGGGCAGGGGTACAGACCGCAGATATGCCCTTCCGCTTTCTCCCCTGCTTGGTGGCAGGACTGGCCTACCATATTGCTATGAAGGTGCCGGAGCTAGCCCAGCGGGTACAAATGCTCAAGGCAGCCTACGAGGAAGAGTTTGATCGCGCAGCGAGCGAAGACCGGGTGAAGACCAACGCCCGCTTTGTGCCGCGCATAGGACGTATCTGATGAGTAACCGGTTCGCTTCTAGCCAGCGAGCCCTCGGTATCTGCGATGTCTGCGGGTTCCAGTACAAGCTGCGTGAGCTACGGAACGTCTTTGTAAAGCGCCGCGATACGAACATTAAAGCATGTCCTGAGTGCTGGGACCCGGATCAGCCGCAGTTGCAGTTGGGTGAGTACCCGGTTGATGACCCGCAGGCGATCCGTAACCCGCGCCCAGACAGCCCTGAGTACGCTCAGAGCCGTGCTAACATCATCCCATTACAGCCCACGCCTTGTGCTGGGTTTGTTGGTACAGTGACCGTCACAACGAGTTAGGAGTAGGTCATGAAAGTCAAAGACACTGGCAAGATCAAGAAAGTGCCGAGCCCGAAGATCAACCAGCCGATCAATATGAAAACGTCTGGGATCAAGATTCGCGGTACCGGTGCGGCTACGAAGGGTCTCATGGCCCGTGGGCCCATGGCATAGGGCGTAAGTCATGAACTATACCGAGCTGAAAACTAACATTGAGGACATCTGTGAGACTTCTTTCACGGACGATCAGCTCGCTATGTTCACGCAGCAGGCTGAGCAGAAAATTTACAACACTGTTCAGATTCCTGCCCTGCGGCGTAATGTCACGAGTTCCTTCACGTCGGGTAATCAGTACCTCGCTACGCCCTCGGACTTTCTCTACGTCTACAGCGTGGCCGTGGAAGACGGCAGCGGGAACTACAACTTCCTGCTCAACAAGGACGTGAACTTCATCCGTGAGGCCTACCCCAACGCGTCGTCTACGGGGCTGCCCAAGCACTACGCTAACTTTGATGACGACTTCTTTATCGTAGGCCCGACGCCGGACAGCACTTATACGGTTGAGCTGCACTACGGCTACTACCCTGAGTCCATTGTGACTGCCGGGACGACGTGGCTGGGTGATGAGTTTGACTCGGCATTGCTCAACGGCGCGCTGGTAGAAGCCATTCGCTTTATGAAGGGCGAGCCCGATATTATCCAGAACTACGAGAAGTTATATGTTCAGGCCATTGGTCTCCTGAAGATGCTTGGGGATGGTAAGCTGCGAGAAGATACTTACCGTTCTGGGCAATATAGGATGCCGGTGAGCTAATGTTTAAGGTTGATGTTTCGGTTTCCCCGGAACCGATTGTCGCGGTACACACGACAGAAAACCGGGGTTTCACGCCAGAGGAAGTTGCTGCGCGTTGCGTCGATAAGTTAATGAGTGTGTCCGATACTGCCCACCCCCTGATTAAAGATCAGGCTCGGGCCTTTAAGAAAGACATGGAGATGGTTGTTGCGCACTATATGCGTGAAGCCATCGCAAGTGATCGGACCACCATCTACAATGCCTTAATTGAGGCAGGGCACCCTAGCCTTGCGGGTGCTATAAGGAGACTTTGACATGGCGATTACGCAAGCGATGTGTACTTCGTTCAAGCAAGAGCTGCTGACGGGTACGCACAACTTCACCAACGGCACGGGCGACACCTTCAAGATCGCTCTGTTCACCAGCGCAGCCACGCTGGGTGCTTCCACTACCGCTTACAGCGTTACTAACGAGACGAGCGGAACGGGGTACACGGCTGGTGGCAATACGCTGACGAACGTTACCCCGACGACTTCCGGCACGACCGCCTTCACGGACTTTGCTGATACGACGTGGTCCACCGCATCCATTACGGCTCGCGGCGCGTTGATTTACAACAGCACGGACTCGGATAAGGCTGTGGTGGTGCTGGACTTCGGTGCGGATAAAACGTCCACCGCTGGCGACTTTACTATCCAGTTCCCGACCGCTGACGCATCTAACGCTATTATCCGCATCGCCTAGGCATGTAGATGGCGTTAATCACCGGTTGGGGCCGTCAGGCTTGGGGTGATGGTCCGTGGGGCGAAGCCGTCCCCGTTGTCGTCTCAGGTCTTTCGGCTACTGGAGCTGTAGGTTCGGTAACGGTCGTTGCTGAAGCGGTCGTATCGCCTACGGGTGTCTCCAGTTCCGGTCAGGTTGGCACCGTTGTTGTTTCCGCCGCTGCGGATGTACCCGTCACCGGGTTCTCTGTAACAGGTTCTGTTGGCTCTGTAGCGGTCGTTGCTACGGCAAACGTATTCCCCACCGGAGTCGCAGCTACTGGGGCTGTGGGCTCTGTCGCTGTCTCTGCTGACGCCAATGTCCCGACCACGGGACTTTCCGCTACCACCTCTGTTGGCTCCGTAACCGTAACGGCTGGCGCTAACGTATTCCCGACAGGCCTTGAGGCCACGGGCGCGGTTGGCTCGGTAGATGTTGTTGGGGACGCGAATGTCCCGACTACGGGTCTTGAGGCTACCGGTGCGGTTGGAACGGTCGTTGTTGATGCGGGGGCGGTTGTTCAGCCCGCAGGCCTTGAAGCCACGGGGGCGGTTGGTAGCGTAAGTGTTACTGGCACTGCGGTTGTTTCTGTTACCGGCGTTTCCGCAGAGGCTATAACACCACCCAATGGCTCGGCATTTACGGCGGACGGAAACGCGCAGCTTTCCACTGCTCAAGCCAAGTTTGGCCCATCTTCGCTGCTGCTTGATGGCACGGACGACTTTGTAACCTCTGACGAAAACATTGACCTAAGTTCTGGCGACTTCACGGTAGATATGTGGATTCGTCCGACAAATGTGACAGGTTACAAAGGCTTGTGGCAGTCAGGCACAAGCTCTCGACTCGATGTGTATTTGATCGGGAATCAGGTTCAAGGCGTTGTCGGCGGGTCAACGACACTCTTCTTATCCAGTACCAGAATTTCTGCAAATGTCTGGACTATGATCTCTGTTGAAAGAGAGGGGAATGTCCACAGGCTTTACATAAACGGGGCGTTAGAGGCATCAAGTTCTACTGGAAACCGCCCAGATGCTGGCGTCTTTAGTGTCGGCAAGAATGGCTTTGGTGACTTCAATGGGTACATTGATGAACTGCGGCTGTCTTCAGTTGCCCGTTATGAAGGCACATCCTTCACAGAGCCGACCGAAGATTACGCAGTAGATAGCGATACTACCGCGTTACTGCATTTTGATGGCGCCAATGGTTCTACAGACATTGTCAACGAAACAGAAGGTGGCGTCACAGTTCGCCTAGGGCAAACCATTGATGTTACCGGCTTTGAAATTACCGGTTCTGTAGGTACTGTTAGTGTTGTTGCTGAGGCTAACGTATTACCATTAGGTGTAGCAGCGACGGGGCAAGTTGGTTCTGTTAGGATTTGGAGTGACATTGTA